GAAAAGGCCTTAGAATCCTTGCCAAGGTGTAGCTTTCCTGACAGGATGTGCGCCAGCCAACAGCCCCGGCGGCGAACCGGAGCTGTTTTTATATGCCGCCTGAGCGCAGTTTGGAGCGCGGCGCGTGTGTGTAAACACGGCGGGTTCGATTCCAAGGGCGGCTTTTATACTCCGGTAGCTCAAGAGGTAGAGCAGCGGTCTCCAAAACCGCATGTTGCAGGTTCGAACCCTGCCGGGAGTGCTTGCGTGCCCTAGAGCGGGCCGCGCAATAGCGGGGCATCCGGCCGCGAAAGTTCCGAATGCAGCAGCGCCCACCGTTTGACGCCTGTCCAACGAACTGAATGCACGGGTGCTGCTTATATGCCGTCATAGCTCAATTGGCAGAGCGCCGCCCATTTAAGGCGGGACAACGTTGGTGACACCACGGGAACATCACTGCACAGCCAACCACTGCGCACATCCATTCCGTGGGTGCTGGTTCGAATCCAGCTGGCGGCACATTCGATATTTTGACCGTTCGGATTTCCGGGCGGTTTTTCTTTTGCGAAGAAGGAGGAACCCGCCGTGAGATATGGTGTGCCGTATCGTGGCAGTAAGAACAAAATTGCACAGTGGGTTATTTCTAATCTCCCTGCTGGCGACACACTGATTGACCTGTTTGCTGGTGGCTGCGCAGTCACACACGCCGCATTGCTGTCTGGCAAATGGAATCACATTGTTGCGAATGACATCGGCGATGGCCCACAGTTGTTCATGGACGCTGTTCACGGCAAGTATGCCAACGAAAAGCGTTGGATTAGCCGTGAGGATTTTCATAAGCTTAAGGATTCTGACCCTTATGTTTCGCTCTGTTGGAGCTTCGGCAACAACCGCAGGGATTATCTCTATTCAAAAGAGATTGAGCCGTGGAAAAAGGCTTTGCATTACGCAAGAGTGTTTGGCGATACGTCCCTTTTGCGAGAGTTCGGAATAGACTCGGACGGCGGCTCAAAAGATATTAAGTCGAATAACAAGGAATACAAAAGGCTTTATTCACAGTGGCTTGGAAGTCGAGTGAAACATAAAAGGCTCTATGATTTAGAACACCTTGCAAGGCTAGAAAATCTTGAGCGCCTACAAAATCTTGAGCGCCTACAAAATCTTGAGGGTCTGCAAAATCTTGAGGGTCTGCAAAATCTTGAGGGTCTGCAAATGGATTACAGGAACGTACAAATTCCGTCAAATGCAGTTGTGTACGCAGACCCCCCCTATAAACGAACGAATTGTACGGGGTACAAATGCGATTTTGACCATGAATCGTTTGAAAAGTGGCTTGCCGAAGTTCCGTTCATGGTTGTTATCAGCGAGTATGAAGCGCCAAGTGGGTGCAAAGAGGTTGCAAGCATAAAAAAGCAATCCTCTATGGGAACTGGCAATAAAGGCGGGTCTGGTATCGAAAAGCTGTTTGTACAAGAACGGTTTGCTGAACGGTATAAAAATTCAGTTACATGAGAGGTGGTGGCGGTGAGTGCAAAGCGGCTGACAGACAGACAAAAAAAGAAGATCATTGCTGACTATGTGCAGCTGCAGAGCTACGCCAGAACCGCCAAACTGAACGACGTGGCAGAAAGCACTGTGCGGAAAATCGTGAAAGATAATCCCAAATGCGCGGATTTGTGCGCCTTAAAAAAAGAGCAGAACACGCAGGACATGCTTTCCTACTTAGGCAGCAAGCGCGGGGAAGCACAGGATCTTCTCGGGTTGTACCTAAAAGCGATGGCAGACCCGGACAAGATCGCAGAGGCAACGCTGCCGCAGCTGTCCACGGCGTTTGGGACCATCGTGGACAAGTTCGCTATGCTGGGAGACCAGAGCGGCATAGAAGCCCCAGACGATGGCCTGTTGGAAGCCCTGAGCGCTGCCGCTGACCTCAGCCCGCCGGATGACGTGGAGATGCTGCCGGAGGAAGAAGACGACCATGCGGAAAAGTAACGGTTTTCGATGGAAAGCCCTCAGCCAGCGGCAAAAGCAGGTCTTGAGCTGGTGGACACCGCAGAGCGCATACAGCAGCTACAACGGCATCATTGCCGACGGCGCTATCCGATCGGGCAAGACCTTTGCCATGAGCTTTTCGTTCGTCCAGTGGGCCATGACCTGCTACAGCGGCCAGCAGTTTGCCATGTGTGGAAAGACCATTGCCAGCTTCCGGCGCAACGTGCTGGGGACGCTCAAGCAGCAGCTTGCAGCCCGTGGCTACAACGTCAAGGAGCACCGGGCCGAAAACTGCATGACCGTCAGCAAGGGCGGCAAAGTTAACGAGTTTTACTTTTTCGGCGGCAAGGACGAGAGCAGCCAAGACCTGATCCAGGGCATCACCCTTGCCGGGGCATTCTTTGACGAGGTGGCCCTGATGCCACAAAGCTTCGTCAATCAGGCCACAGCCCGCTGCTCTGTCACCGGGTCAAAGTTCTGGTTCAACTGCAACCCTGGCAGCCCGCAGCACTGGTTCTATCTGGAGTGGGTGCGCAAGTGCCGTTCCCGAAAGATGATGTATCTCCATTTCACGATGGACGACAACCTGTCGCTTTCCGAGGACATCAAGGCCAGATACCGCAGCCAGTACAGCGGCGTTTTTTATCAGCGCTACATTCTTGGCCTGTGGACGGTGGCCGAGGGCCTTGTATATGACATGTTCGACCGCAAGAAGCACGTTGTTGATGTGCTTCCGGCGCTGTCTCCAAAGAGCAGCTATGTGGCTTGCGACTTCGGCACCCAGAACGCAACGGTTTTTTTGCTGCTCCAGAAGCAGGCAGATGCAGACTGCTGGATCGTCACCCGGGAGTATTACTACAGCGGCCGGGAACAGAAGCGGCAAAAGACCGTGGGCGAGTACGTCACAGACCTCAAGGCGTGGCTGAATGGTCTCAAGCCGGAGAGGATCATCGTTGACCCCTCTGCCCTGCCCCTGATTACAGAGCTGCGCAAGAACGGCTTTACCCAGACCCCCGCAAACAACGACGTTCTGAGCGGCATTCTGGACGTGCAGACCATGCTGCAGACCGGGCGGTTGAAGATCTACAAAGACTGCAAGCACACGCTGGAAGAGTTTGGCGTGTACGCTTGGGATCCAGATAAAGACGACACCGTGCTGAAGGTCAACGACCACTGCATGGACGCTATCCGCTATTTCGTGCGCACAAAGCGCCTTGTAAAACTGAGGAATTGATTTTGAGCACTGTATACACATTCCAGACCTTTCAGCAGGCGCAAGCCGCCGGGGAACAGCCTGATTTCATCCGGCGGTTCGTGCAGCAGCACTGCAGTTCCGGACCGTACAAGATGGCGCTGGACGCAGACCTGTACGATGCCCAGAAAAACCCGGGAGCTGAGCGCTTCGCGCAGGCTTACGCTTTGATGCTGAAACGCCTGTCCAAAAACACAAAGCAGGATGTCCTGCACCCCGATATGGTCAAGAGCAATCTTTTCCGGCGGCTCAACAAGCAGCGGGCGACCTACTCCCTCGGCAACGGCGTAGTCTTTGCGGACGATGGCGTGGACAAGGACAGGCTGGGGCAGAACTTTGACGAGCAGATCCAGAAGGCCGGATATTTCGCCCTGATCCACGGTGAGAGCTTCGGATTCTGGAACAGCGACCATTTGGTGGTTTTCAAGCTGACAGAGTTCGCTCCCCTGTACGATGAAAAGACAGGCCTTTTGCAAGCAGGTGTGCGCTTCTGGCGGCTGAATCCTGACACGGATATGCACTATATCCTGTACGAGCTGGACGGCTTCACTGAGTACACGGAAAGCAAAATCGGCAATGTGATGAAGGAGACCGTGTCGAAGCAGGCATACAAGAGCGTGACCGTCACCACACCCGGCGGCGGGCTGGAAAGCGTGGAGGGCGAAAACTACAGCGCTCTTCCCATTGTGCCGCTGTGGGGCTCCGACCTGCACCAGAGCACCCTTGTGGGGCTGAAAGCCTACATTGACAACACCGATTTGGTGCTGTCCGGCTTCTGCAATGACTTGCAGGACTTTTCGCAGATCTACTGGCTGTGCGAAAACTTCAACGGCATGACCGATGACGAGCTGCAGGAGTTTCTCGTCAAGCTGAATCTGTACCACATTGCAGGTGCAGACACCAGCGAGGGCGGCAAGATCACTCCCTACACCACCGAGATTCCCGTGACGGCCCGGCAGGCTCTATTGGAGCTGCTCCACACCCGGGTGTATGAGGACTTCGGCGGGCTGGATGTGCACTGCGTCAGCGCGGACAGCACCAACGACCATCTGGATGCGGCCTATGAACCGCTGAACCAGAACGCAGACGACTTTGAGGCTCAGGTCAAGCCGTTCATCCGGCAGATCTGCGCACTGGCTGGCTTTGACAACGCTATGCCGGCATTCAACCGCAGCAAGATCACCAACACGGCCGAACAGGTCAGCATGGTGATTTCTGAGGCACCCATCATCGGGCAGGACATGGCCATTGACCTACTGCCCAACCTGACCCCGGAACAAAAGGCGCAGGCCAAGGCCGCGCTGATGGCTGAGAGCGCAACACGGGAGACCGTGGACGAGGAGGAAGACACCGATGAAAAAAAACAGCAAAATTTATGATCCTCTTGGAAGATTGATCGATGTGATGCTTTTCGTCGCTGATTTTGCCATTGTGGCTGGGTGCTTTCTGGCCGTTGCGCAGGCGATTGGCTTATGACCGACCGTGACCGCATCTCTACCCGTCAACTGAACCGCCTGCGCCGCCGTATCCTGCGGGTGTACGGCACTGCCCGCCAGGAGATGCAGGAGCAGCTGACCGAGTTTCTGGAAAAGTACAAAGCGCTGGACGAGCGCAAGCGGGCGCAGCTGGATGCAGGAGAGATCACCGAGGACGACTACCGCATCTGGCTGCAAAATCAGGTCTTTCAGTCCGATTTGATGCAGGCAAAGCTGGACGGCATCACGCAGACCTGCACCACAGCCCAAGAGACGGCCTACAAGCTGGCCCGGGACGAGCAATACAACATCTTTTCCTTTGGCGCAAACTGGGCTTTCTACGAGCTGGAACAGGCCGCAGGAGTGACGTTCGGGCTGACCCTGTACAACACCGAAGCGGTCAAGCTGCTGCTGAAGGAGAACCCCCGCATGGTGCCCAACAAACGCATCAAGAGCGAGAGCAACCGCACCTATGATGCCCGGGTGTTCAATCGCTACGTCATGCAGGGCATTGTGCAGGGCAAGAGCGTCCACGACATCGCCGTGCAGGCCGTCAACGGCATGGCCGACACGGAGATCCACTGGGCCATGAGCAACGCCATCACGGCCCTTACCAGCGCCCAGAACGCCGGGGCTTTGCAGCAGATGCACAACGCCCAGGCTTTGGGCATCGAGGTCAAAAAGCGCTGGAACTCCACCCACGACTACCGCACCCGTGAAATGCACCGCCTGCTTGACCAGCAGACGGCAGAGCTTGACGAGCCGTTCAAGGTCATGGGTTACGAGATTCAGCGCCCCGGCGACCCCAACGCCGCCCCGGAGATGGTCTACCACTGCCGCTGCGTGCTGTCCTCTGCGCTGGGCAAGTATCCCCGGCAGAACGCACGGCAAATCGACAACGTGCCTGTGGTCGAGGACAGCGGCAAGGTGGACGAAAAAGGCAGGCCTATCATGGTGCGGGTCAAAAAAACAACCCCCGTCATGGATTACACCGAGTGGTATAAATCCAAGGGCGGCAAAGAGAAAGAGCAAATGTGGTGGGCGGAAGAGCGCAAGAGAAAGAGGGCAAAAAAATGAATTCTGCCGAAAATTTCAAGAAGCTTGCAAAGGCATTTTACAATGCCGGTGGAACCGCTAAAAATTTCGCCGAAGCGGTCAGGAAGGCTGCAAAGGTAGCGAACCGGTACGATTGGCCGAAAACTTATTTTGAACGCAAGAGAAAGGAGGCAGCCAACGATGGCAGCAGGTGAGTCTTACGAAGAGTTCACGGAGAAGTTCAAGCCGAAAAAGACCACGGACGACTGCTACACACCGCCCAGCATTTACGCTGTCATCCGCGACTGGGCTTGCAAAGAGTACGGCATTGACCCGGCCAAAATCGTGAGGCCATTCTACCCCGGCGGAGATTACGAGCACTACGACTACCCGGAAGGTGCTGTGGTGCTGGATAACCCGCCGTTTTCCATTCTGTCTAAAATCTGCGCGTTTTACCTCGATCGTGGAATCCCGTTTTTTCTGTTCGCTCCATCACTGACGGCCTTTTCCGGAAGAACAAATACCATGCGAATGAACCACATTATTTGCAATTGCGATATCGTGTATGAAAACGGTGCAATTGTAAGGACGAGTTTTGTGACAAGCTACGGCGGGGACGTTGTGACGCAGACAGAACCAAGGCTGACGAAGCTTGTAAATGACGAGACAGAACGGCTGCGGAGAACGAAAACGGCACAACTCCCAAAGTATACATACCCAGACCACATTGTGACGGCCGCATTGCTTCAACGATACAGCAAGTACGGCGTGGATTTCAAAGTCCGCAAAAAGGACTGCGCTCCGATTTATGCGCTGGATGCACAACGCTCCACGGGAAAAGCTATCTTTGGCGGCGGCCTGCTGCTGTCTGATCGTGCTGCGGCTGAGAGGGCTGCGGCTGAGAGGGCTGCGGCTACAAAATGGGAGCTGTCTGCCCGGGAGCGTGCCATTGTGGAGTATTTGAACAGCCATGAACTTTAACTACGACATCAAATTCACCGACAACACTTCGCAGCTGCATGAAGCGTTGGACTCATGGGCAAAGCGGGTGCTGACCCTCTGGGGCATGACGGTGCAGGACTATGCCCAGCTTCTTGTGCCCACAGGCACGGCAGACAGCACGGGCATTGAGGGCTACGTGGGCGGCGCGCTCAAGCAGAGCCTAACCTACGCCGTAGATCTTGCCAAAAAGACCGTGACCATCGGGTCAAATCTCTTTTACAGCGTCTACGTTGAGCTTGGCACGGGCATCTTTGCCGAGAATGGCAACGGGCGCAAAACGCCGTGGGTCTGGAAAGACTTCAACGGAAAGTGGCACTTTACCCGGGGCATGGCACCACGTCCGTTCCTACGCCCGGCGGTGGAAGAACACATTGACGGGCTGCGAGAGATCGCGGTGGAAGAAGGAAACAAGGAGGTATAAGCATGAGAATTTCTTTTTTGCATATGTTCGTCAAAGACAAAATTGAACAGAAACCTAAAGAAGAGCTTTCTAACGAAGAGCTGATAGAAGAGGCTCAATGGCTTTGGGGGCTTTATGAAGGGCTCCTAAAAGAATTGCGAAGAAGAGGCGCAGGAAACGCAGAAAAAGCAAAACTGCAAAAAATAAGCTCGGTGGATTTTTGGGGTCAAGTAGCAATTGCCAAAGAAGAGCTTGACTTGCTTTACAAGTCTACTGGCATGGGCCCTGCGCATATCAAAATCGTTGTTGAACAGGCTGGCGATTATAACGTCAGTTCTCATGTTGAAATTTAATACTCAGCGGTTGGCGCACAGCGTCAGCCGCTTTTTTATGCCGTTTTAGCTCAGTCTGGCAGAGCACCGGACTTTTAATCCGGGGGCCGTGGGTTCAAGCCCCACAAGCGGCACCACACCGGCAGCACGGCCGGCAACTTGCCGGCAAATTACCGGCAAGTTAAACCTTATTGCCAAGCATGGCAGCCCGAGCAAGGGCAGAAAGGACTATCACATGGCACTCGAACGCAAGACTCTCCTGGCGATTCTGGAAGATGAAACGACCGACACCAGCGGCAAGCTCAAGAAAATTCTGGACGTGCTGCATGAGGAAACGGACACTTTGCAGAACCAGCTCGATGAGAAGAACGCAGCCCTCGCCAAAGCCGAGAAAGACCGGGATGCAGCCAACGGCGGCAAGCAGGCCGCTGAAAAGGCGCTGACCGACTACAAAGCCCAGCAGACAGCAGCAGCCAGCAAGGCGGCCAAGACCGCTGCATTTAAGCAGCTGCTCAAGCAGGCGGGTGTGCTGGAAAAGTACATCGACGACATTGCCGACGACTCCAAGAAGGGCGACGAATTTGCCGCCGGTCTGGAACTGGACGCCGACGGCAAGGTGAAAAACGCCGAAAAGCAGCTTTCCAGCATCAAAACCACATGGGGCGGCAAAATTGCCACCACCAAAACCACCGGCGCAAAGGTGGACACCCCGCCCACCAGTTACGCCGGGACTTCTCCCGAGGATTTCAAAAAGATGAGCCTTGATGACCGCATCAAGCTCAAGAACAGCAACCCCGAGCTGTACCAGCAGCTCCGGGCAAAGTAAGAAAGTGAGGCTATTATATGGCACAGACTGGCACTTTTGGCGGCTTCGACTTTGACGTTGAGGTGTTCGGCGACTACATGGCCGAGCAGAACACCATCGACACCAGCATCGAGGCTTCCGGCATTATCAAGGACGACCCCTCTATCATGGGCCTGATCGGTGAAAAGGGCAACGTCGCCACCATCCCGTTCTACACCGAGCTGGACGCCACGGCGGATAAGCCCCTGAACAACGACGGCAAGACCGACAACACCCCCACTGAGGTCACTGGCAGCAAGCAGACCACCATGCTCATCCAGCGCATGAAAGCATGGAAATCTCAGGACTTCACCAAAGAGCTGACTGGCGCAGCCCCGATGCAGCACATCGCAAATCAGGTCACACACTACTATCAGCAGACCTGGCAGAATGTGCTTATGACCATTACGGACGCTGTTCTGTCTACTACGGACCTGAAGAAGCACATCTATGACATTACTGCCATCGGCGATGGCAAGGTTGCCCCGGAGTCTCTGATCTACGCCCAGCAGGCTGCTTTTGGAGACAAGCAGATGTCCAACGGCTTGATGGTGATGAACTCCATCGTTTTTGCAAAGTACCTGGCTGCAAATCTGGTGGAATTTGAAAAGTACACCACACCCGGCGCACTCTCTCAGCCTGCAACGCTGGCCCGTATTGGCGGCATGGTCGTGATCCGAAACGATGCTTACACCACGACCAAGGTAACGGGGAACAGCGGTCAGGTCGATGCTTACAAGACATACATCATCGGCGAGGGTTCTTTCGTTGGTTGCCGTAAAACCAACTACGAAAACCCCTATTACACCGATTACGACCCCGAGGACAAGGCTGGCGTCCAGAAGCTGTACACCAAAGAGGGCCGCGTTATTCACCCCAACGGCATGAGCTTCAAGGTGGACAACGTTGCCGAAGCGTCTCCCAACGACACCGAGCTGAGTGCAAAGGCCAACTGGGAACGCCGCATGAAGCTGGAGAACATCCGCATCGGCCAGATGCTTTCTCTGGGTTAAAAATTCGGGGGTGACTTTGCATGACCGTCCCCGAGCTGTGCGTTTACACGCACAATTTTTTTGACCGGGCAGATGACCCCATTGCCGGGGAGTTTGCTTTTGAGCCGGATACCGTGCCCGCCGGGGTAGTGCCGGGACAGTATTTCCTCGTGTGCGGGTCCATCTTCAATGACGGCGTGCACAAGGCCGGGGACGGCGATCTGACCGCCGAGACCTTCACCGGGACGGTGCAGCCCATGCGCGTGCCGCCTGATTTTGTGGCGCTGGCTGAAAAAATCGACGCATACGACAAGGCACTCCCGGCCGGCGGCGTGTATGTGTCCCAGTCCTTTGCCGGGTGGTCCGGCACGATGGCTACAGGCACGGACGGCCTGCCCGCAGACGGCAAGACCCGCTATAAATCCGAGATCAATCAGTGGAGGAAGATGTGACATGGTCAATCCGTTCGCTGCATCCACCGTGATGCAGGGCTTTACCAAAAAATACCGCTTTCAGACCCGCAGCTATGAGCCGGACGGCGTGGGCGGCTTTGTGTCCGGCTGGCAGGACGGCCCCGAGTTTGAGGCCGTGGAGCGCCACGACACCACCGTGGAAGCTCAGGTGGCGGAGCAGGCTGACACCGCCTCCACCTATACCCTGCTGGTCAACACCGGCGTTCCGCTGGCTTTTCCGGACTACATCAAGCGGGTGGACGGCGGGCAGACCTTCCAGATCACCAGCACAGCGGACGAGGGCAAAGCCCCGCCGGAATCCGGCATGGGGCTACGGGCCGTCAAGTGTAAAAAAGCGGTGCTGCCGTAATGGGACCGTCTGAGAGCATCAACCGGGCGCTGAACACGTTTTTTAACGGCTTTGGCATCCCGGGATATCTGGAAGATAACATTCCTCCTGCCGCTTCACTGCCCTATCTGACCTACAAGCCCACCATCCCCGGCGGGTGGAACGAAACGTCATCCTTCCACGCCCGGCTGTGGTACCCCAGCAAAGGCGGCAGAGCCCCCATTCTGCAAACTGAGGATACGATCAGCGCAGCTTTCCCAAGAGGCGGCTTAAAAATCGAGTGCGAGGGCGGCGCTATTCTTTTGGACAAAGACGATAAAGATTGGGCGCAGCCACTCAACAACACGCCTGAAGGGTATCTGTGCGAATACCTTATTTTTGAACTTACACGGCTTATACCGTGAGTAAAGGAGCAATATGGCTGAAACTTTAGCAAAGAAGTTTAACGTCAACGTTTTGACAGCGGAAGCTTTCAAGAGCATCCCCAAGGGCTCGGGCAACATTTTGTCCGATTTCTCGCTTGAGGCCCCGAAAATCGATGAAACGAACGTCATTCACGCCACACAGGGCGGCGTAACTATCACCTATCAGAACTCCACCGAGGATACCCTTTCCGAAATCGACAACGCCCCCACCAATACAAAGCAGGGCGTGGAAGTCACCGGAACCACCGCAACCATCTCTTACACGACCCCCAACGCAGACCCTAAGAGCATCCAGCTCGCCATTGGTACTGCGGACATCGACCCGGAAGACCCCACCCACGTGGTTGCACGCCTGAAAACCGCTTTGACGGATTTCAAGCCCATTTGGTGGGTCGGCCCCATGATCGGCGGCGGCTTTATCGCGGTCAAGCTTTATAATGCCATGTCCACCGGCGGCCTGAGCCTGAAGTCTGAGCATCGCGGCGGCGGCTCGATGCAGATCACGCTGACCGCTTTTGCAGACCTTGAGAACCCCGAACAGGCCCCGATGGAGTTCTACTCTATCACAAAGGCCGCGTCCTGATGTAAGGAGGAAAGACATGAAGGAAATCATTGATCTGGAAGGCAAGGAGTACCTTGCAAAAACTTATAAGCTGGCAAAGGCATACAAGCAGTGCATCGTTGACACGGGCGCGGTGGCGGCGGCAACTCAGCCCGCGCCGCTGACTGGCAACGAAACCCCGGAGGAGAAGGCCAAAAAGATTGCAGAACAGGGCGCGAAAAATGCGGAAGAAATGATGCGCATGATCTACGAAGAACACGCAGACATGACCGAAAAGGTCTTGCCGCTCTTTGTGGCGCTGGATGAGGGCGAAGAGCTTCCGCCCACCAGAAAGCTGGCCGCAGCAATGTCCCGCGCACTGTCTGATGACGATTTCATGGCTTTTTTGAGATCCTTGATGTGATCGGCGTGGAAGGATATAAACGGATGGTCTCGACCATTCGTCTGGATTTGCTGGAACTTTTCGGCAAGTCCTATATCCTCGACCACATCAAAAAAGAAATCAGAAGCCACGATGAAGTTCAATTCTACCGCGATTGCATAGCAGATGCCGTTGGCGGTCTTGCGGGAGCTGACGCTCTTTATTCTTACGTTGCTTCGTATACATTTCCGCTTTATGTAAAGCAGATCGACAAGCGGTCTGCGGCGGAGATCACGGAAGAAAACAGCAAGGCTCTTGAAGAGCTGTGCGGAGGGGGTGATGGAACCTGAAACTTTTTGAATTGAGCGCCACCCTCGGGCTGGACGACAGCGCCTACCGGCAGGGCGTGGAAGAGGCGAAGTCTCAGACTAAGTCCGCCGTCTCCACCATGATGAAGGATTATAACCGGCTGTACAGTGAGGTCATTCACCTTACGGCAGCCTATCAGAAATCACGGAAAGAGACCGGGGAAACCTCCGAAAAAACTAAGGAATTTGCCCAGAAGCTGAAAGAAGCTCAGGCCCAACTCAATACCACGGCACAGGGGCTAAGGACTGCGGAAGGGTACATGAACAGCTTTGGGGGTGCCGCATCGGGATCCAGCAAGTCTCTGGCCGGTGCCATTGCGCAGGGCACGGTCATGGCAAATGTTTTCTCGAAACTCGGCTCCGCTGCACTCAGCGCCGCAGAGGGGTTCATCTCTTCCGGCATCGAGTACAACGCCCAGATCGAGAAATACACTACCGGCTTTACCAATATGTTGGGCAGCGCGGAAGCCGCCCAGCAGGTCATGAGCCAGATCCAGGAAGACGCGGCAAAAACCCCGTTTGATGTCGAGTCCCTGACAAAGGCGAACCAGTACTTAATCTCCGCAGGCGAGAACGCTTCCTATGCCCGCGATACCGTCATGGCACTGGGTGACGCGGTCTCTGCGACCGGCGGCGGCAACGACGAGCTGAACCGCATGTCCCAGAACCTGCAGCAGATCGCCAACACCGGCAAGGCTACAACGGCCGATATCAAGCAGTTTGCCTATGCCGGCATCGACGTATACGGCATTCTGGCCGACTACACAGGCAAGTCCACCGCCGAAGTGCAGAAAATGACCATCAGTTATGATCTGCTGACGCAGGCCCTGCAGGCCGCATCCGAAGAGGGCGGGCGTTACTACAGCAGCATGGACACCCAAAGCCAGACCATGAATGGCCGCGTTTCCACCCTGCAGGACAATGTGAAGCAGCTGGCGGGATTGCTGACCGGCGATTTATCCAGCGGCGTCGGCGTTGTAATCGGCAATTTGAACGACATGCTCGTCGCAGCACAGGAAGCTTACAAAACGGACGGCTGGATTGGTCTCGCAGGCGCGATTACCGGCCTGACGGAACCTATTAACACGGCAAAAAACGCTTTCAAGGACTTCGCGAGCAAAGCCACCACATGGCTGGATCAGCTGAGCTATAAGCTCAACCGTTTTCTCGGAAAAGCTGCCACGGCTGACTTTGATACTTACGAAGAGTACGCGGATGCAAATAACCGGCAGAGCAACAAAGACCGTTTACGGCAGAATGCTAAAAAAGGTATAGGAATCAGCAACAAGAGCTGGTCTGAACGTCAGGCAGAGCTGGCGGCAGCCAATGGCAGCGGGGGCAGCTCTATCGTCACCACAGGCGGTGGCAGCGGCTCTTCCGGCGGCAAAAGAACCGGCTCTTCCGGCTCCTCCGGATCCAAGTCCACCACCGAAACGGTCATTTCGTCCATCTCCAGCACGGCTACAACCACCGCACAGAATGCGCTGGGCACTGTGACCACCAGCATCCAGACTCTCACCGAAAAGGTCAAGGACAGCTCCGGCAAGATCAAAGACCGCATCACCGAGACCACCACCACGACCGGCAAGGAGATGGTGAACGGTGTTGCCACGACCTTTAAGCAGGTCGAGACCAAAGTCAACGGCACGGTCACAAAGGTCACAAAGACCTATGACGACATGTCAAAAACGCTGCTGGGCACCTTTACCAACGTCTCGGAAACCACCTTTGACGGCATCACCACAAAGGTGCAGCAGGCGGTGGAAAAGTACGCGGACGGCAGCGAGCATATCAAGAAGACCGTCACAGAGACCGGCCAGCGCATCGGCGAGAACGGTGCGGAGACCTATGAGAAAATCATCACCTACATCGACGGCATTCAAGACAAGGTGACGGAGACCTCTACTCTTATCGACAAGAGCGTAAAGGGTACCCAGAACCGCATTGACCAGCAGCTGAGCGAGGCTTCCGGCCAGCTGGATAAGGGCATTTTCGGGCTGGTAAAGAACACTTTCAAAGACGCCAAAAACGGCGACTGGGCAAGTCTTGGGCTGGATTTTGTCAATCTGATCTGGGGCGAAGTGTCGCAGGGACAGCGTGACGTGATCTCTAAGTGGCTTGCGGACGCGGCGACTGCAGTCAATGAGGGCTACTTCAGCGGTGGCATCGGCAAGGCGTTTGACATCTTCCAGAAGCTTTTCTCCGACGGCGGGGTAAAATCCGATATCGACGGTGTGACCAATTCGGTCAAGGCTTTTGGTGAGATCGTCAACGGCCTTGCAGGCTCCGGCGGCGTGGGCGGCGCTCTGGGCAGCATTGTGCAGGACTTTTCCGGCATGGCAGGCGGCATCACCTCTGCACTGGGCAACATCGTGTCCTTTGTGGCAGCAAACCCCGTCCTTGCCCTGATCCTGGGCGTGGGTGCAGTCGCTGGCGGCATCGGCCTTGCCATGTGGATGAACAAGAAGAACGACCAGCAGCCCGTCAGCCACTACCAGAGTCCCTTTGACAAGACCGGCGTGTATGACAGTCTGGGCACCTTCTCCACCCGCGCGGCCCTGCAGTATCGCGTTACCGGCCAGCAGTCCATTGTTGACCGGCAGACCAGCATTCTGGAACGCATTGAAGGGATGTTGGACGAGCATCTGCCCGACATCGGCAAGGGTCAGATGGTCATGGACTCCGGCGAGCTGGTGGGCGTGCTGTCGCCCCGCATGGCGACCAACGTCGATGCACGCATCGGCGTGACGGTGACACGGAAAGCGAGGGGTGTGTAATGGCAAAGCTTCTGGGCGCAAAAATCGGGGACTACCACACCCTGAACGACTGGGGGCTGTATCTCAAGGTGGGCAGTCCCAAGATCGGCGCTGCCGATGTGGACGAGTACCTTGTACAGGTCACCGGATCGGACACCCTGCTCAACCTCACCACATGGGACGATGGCAAGGTGCACTATAAAAAGCGCACCATCACCATGGAGCTGCTCTGCAATGCCCCGAAAAGCAAGTGGCCCAGCATCGAAAGCACCATCGCCAACGCCATCCACGGCAAGTGGCTGCGGTGCAAGTTCGACGAGGATCCCACGTGGTACCGGGAAGGGCTGTGGAAGGTCTCACCGTCCCGCGACCGTCTTTCCAGCACCTTTACCATCACCGGCACCTGCAACCCCTTCAAGCGCAGCGTCTACGATGGCTCTAACGATTGGCTGTGGGATGACTTCAACTTTGAAACGGACATCGTGCGCAACTACACGGACATCCCGCTCAAGGCGGGCGAGGACAAAGAGGTGTCCATCACCGGTGCACCGCGTGCGGCCGGAATCTACTTCCAGCGCAGCGAGACCGCCGCAGACATCGCGGTGTCTCTCAATGGCTTTGAGGCGGGTATTCTGGCCAAGTCCACCGACTGGCAGTATATCGAGGGCCTTACCATGCCAGATGGCGTGGTGGGTACCCTCGTTTTCTCTGCGTCTGCGGACTGCAGCATCAGTATCAAGTATCTGGGAGCGAGCCTATGAGTTACAAGATCTATGCCGGCATACAGTCCGGCGTTGACACGTGGGTGGCCAAAGCCTGCATCCACGACCCCGGGGACATCACCGACACCAAAAAGCTCATCAGCCCCACGCTGACCCGCGAGGTGGGCAAGGCTGGCTCTTTGGAATTCACCCTGCCGCTGGGCAACGTCGCACACTCCGCGCTGCAAAAGCTCATGACGGTGGTAGAGGTGCAGCAGGACGGCAAGCAGATCTGGCAGGGCCGCGTCATGAGCCACGAGCAGGATTTTCGGGTGCGCCAGAAAGTCTACTGCGAGGGCGAAATGGCCTACCTCAACGACAGCGGTGCCGCGCCTTACAGCGCCAGAAACGTGAGCTTTTCCCAGTTTCTGGAATGGATTTGTGCCAACCACAACCAGCAGGTGGACTCTTTCAAGGCGTTCACTCCCGGCAAGGTGCAGATGGACACCCCTATGGTGGTGCCCTACATCGACGGCCTCAAGGTGGAGCAGTCCGGCTATCACTATGACTCTGACGATGGCGACCGCATAAACCACTGGTCGATCAAAGACCCGGTCGATTCTACAGTCTCGATTTTTTATGAGGAAAAGGAGTATCAGTACAGCCCATCTTGCTTGTCGTGGCCACTCAACGAGGAAAGGATCCTCAACAACCGGGTGATCTCCCGCATCGGTGACAACAATTTCCGTATGCGGCTGCCTGTGGCCTACGCGGACGGCAAAACGTGGAAGGCAAGCGTCAGCGTTGCAAAAGCATACGTCTCCTGCCCGACCTGCAGCAAGGACTTTGGCACATACTCCATCTACGACATCACAAAAGGCACTGAATCCAGCACCTACAAGATCACCGAAAAAGGCGGATCGTACAGTCTTGCGATCAACGGCAAGGCTGACAGCCGCTTTGCTTTTGACACCAAAGAACCCACTTACAGCTTCGGAGATGGCAAAAATTACGGCAAAACGCTGGACATCCTGCAAAGTGAACTCACGGACAAGTACGGCGGTTATTTTGTGATCCGCCACGGCACCGATGCAGACGGCCACCCGCACCGTTATCTGGACTACATGCAGAAGATCACGGACAAGAACCCCCAGACCATCGCCTTTGGGGTCAACATGCTGGATCTGACCAGCTACACCAAAGCTGAGGACATCTGCACACGCGTCATTGCCTTTGGCACAGCAACCGAAAAAACGTGGCCCTTTGTAGATATCCAGAGCATCATCTCCCAAACGGCCAATGACGTCAAGGCGCAAAAGATTTATGGCATCATCACAAAGGTGATCCAGGTCGAAGGAAATTACAACAGCCCCCAGTCGCTGCTGGATGCCGCAGAGAAAGAACTGGCAAAAAATCTGCGGTACCTGAACGGCATGGCCGTGAAGGCTGTGGATCTGAAAGACGCTGGCATCGATATCGACCGCCTTGCCATCGGCAAGCAGACGCATATCTTTTCGGCGGCCCACGGCGTGGATACGTGGCTGCTGTGCTCCAAGCTGGTGGAGCCTCTGGATGCACCGGATAAAAAGGAGTTTACCTTTGGCACCGAGTTTTCCAGCCTCAGCGATCTGCAGTCTCTGACTGCCCGCAAGGCGTCTGATGCTTACGACCTGAGCCGGGCGCTCAAAGGCTGAGAAAGGAGAGATTTATGGACAAGACCTTTGACGAAGCAATTGCGGGGATTCGCACCGCAGAGCGCGGCGTGGAAGTCCGCGAGGACATCGCACAGGGCATGGAGTACGTCAAGCAGTACGCCGAGGAAGTGACAGACCAGCAGCAGGCCGCTTTGCAGGCCGCTCAGACCGCCACCGGAGCAGCCAGCACAGCGACGGAAAAGGCCGCAGCAGCTGCAGAGAGCGAAAGCACGGCCCAGACTGCCGCCACCAGCGCGGTCCAAAGCGCACAGTCAGCGTCCACAGACGCAAAGAGCGCGGGAAGCTCTGCCGCTTCTGCCAAAGCTGACGCGGACAGGGCTGCGGCCATCGTGAGCACCGATAAGACGCTGAGCGTCGAGGGCGCTCCGGCTGACGGAAAGGCTGTTGGTGACGCTCTGAAAGGTGTGATAAGCGCAGACGCTGTAAAGACCTTGATTACGGACGCTCTGGCAGAAGACCATGCGAAAATCAAATTTTGGGTTTCGGAAGACCCCACCAGCCCCGCCGCGCTGTTCGGCGGCAGCTGGGAGGAGATCGCGTCCGAGCGGGTGCTGATGGGCGCGTCCAGCACCCACGCGGCAGGCAGCACTGTTAAGGCCGGTCTGCCGAACCTCAAGGGCTCATTCTCTGGTGTGGCGAGCACAGCATACCCAAATTTATCTAACAGTGGCGCTCTTTCTATGAACACAAACAATGGCGGTTTGGCTGGTTACGAAGGCGGTTCATACGGCAGTAATTGCACCGTATCTTTTGACGCATCCAAGTCCAATGCCATCTACGGACGCAGCAGCACCGTGCAGCCCGCCGCCTACTATGTGCACATCTGGCACCGCGTGGCCTGAGAAAGGAGGTTTTGAACCATGAAGATCATTGACGAGACCGGCGCGGTCATGGAAAACCCGGACCTGACTCTGGGCTACCTGACAGCTGACACCGAAGAGATCATCCACCCCGCCGTAGAGGGCGTGGAGGAGCAGTGGCACTGGGAGACCGTGACCGAGTATCCGAACGGTGGCAAGGATGTGCAGAAAATCATTGACCGCCCCGGCGTGACCGCGCAGGAGGAATGGGTGGAGCATGTGCCCATCCAGAAATACATCCGCTACACCGCCGAAGAGCTGGCCGCGCAGGAGGAAGAGCGCAAAAAGGCCGAAGCCCGGGAAAAGCTGCCGGAAACGGTGGCGGCACTGCAAAAAGAAAGCGAGATCCTAAAAAAAGAAAGCGAGATGCTGAAGCAATGCTTGCTCGAAATGAGCGAAATTGTTTATGCATAAAATCACACAAAGAATCGAAAGGATGGTACGTATGATGGCAATGTTGTGGGCACAGGAGATTATGTCTGCTGAGACTATGGAGGATGCAAAGGCGCTGTATGAGCGCTGCCCCCGTCTGCTGAAGGAGAAGGTGAAGGCGATTCTTATCAAGAGCGGCTTTGAGGAGATCGTGCAGGAGAAGTAAGCGATGGAAAAACTTTTGGAATTTCTGGCTTGGCTGGTGAAGGCGCTCTTTGGCAGAAACAGCGAAAGTCCTGCGCCGGAAACGCCCAGAGAGACTCCCGTTGAGGAGACCGTCACCGGCTGGGAGGGCGACCTGCCATACCGGTACATTGACGTGAGTCGCTATCAGGGGGCGATCGACTGGGCGCAGGTGGCAGCGGCAGGCTACAAGGGAGCGATGCTCAAGACAGTGAGCACCAACCGCAAGCTCTCCAAGCGAGCGGACGGCCTGTACATCGACCCCACCTTTGAGACCAACTACCGCAACGCCAAAGCGGCGGGGCTGGACGTGGGCGTCTACTACTACACCTACGCCACCAGCGAAGCAATGGCCGATGCAGAGCTTGCCCTTGTGCGGCAGGCGGTCTACGGCAAGGAGCTGACCCTTCCGGTTGCGGTGGACGTGGAGGAAAACAAGCTCAAGCAGCTGTCTACGCTTGACCTCACCAACCTCACCGCTTACGCGCTGGAACAGGTGGAAAAGATGGGGTTCTACGCCCAGCTCTACACCTACACCGGTTACAAGTACGAGCTGGACATGGCTCGGCTATCCTCTCGGTGGGACGTCTGGCTTGCTGACTACACCGGCAAGACCCCGAAGGTGGATTTCAAGTACAATGCCCACCAGCACACCAGCAAGGGCAGCGTGCCTGGCATCAGTGGCAACGTTGACCTCAATGTGACCACTATCAACTACCCGAAAATCATCCGCAAGAAGGGTCTGACCCGTCTCCGGGAGGGTACATGACCGAAAAAGAAGCTTTACTGTGGGTGCTGGGCATTCTGGGCAGCCTGTGCGCTGCGGTCATCACCATCGACAAGGTGCTGGACATCATCCACAAGTACGTCAAAAATGCACAGGCCCCCGACGATGCGCAGAACAAGCGCATTGATGCCATTGAAAATCGACTGGCTGCGGTAGAAACCGTTTCCACGCAGCACACCGCGGCCCTTAGACGCGACTTGACGCGATTTGACGGCCTCGATGAAGAAATGCGTCTCGTACTCGTTGGAGTACAAAATCTTTTGGATTCGCAGCTGTCCGGCAACAACCGCGAAGGTATGCAAAAAAGTAAATCCGATATCAACAACTACCTGCTGAAAGGAGTAACAAATCATGGAAGCAATGTTTAACTTTATCCCCGCACCCATCGCACTGGTACTGATGTTCATCGGCTTTGCCGCGCTGGCCGTTGGTGCCATCCGGCTGGGCTACAAGCAGTATGTCAAGCAGTGGGCGCTGGAGCTTGTAACCATCGCTGAGGACAGCATCATGGGCAGCGGTCAGGGCGCCAAGAAAAAGGCACAGGTCTTTGCCGCGCTGCGCGGCGCACTGCCAGACTGGCTGAAGCCTTTCATCACGGATGAAGTGCTGGACAGCGTGATCGAAAAGGCTGTCAGCATGATGAAAAAGGCATTGGCAGAAAAGAAGCCTACCATCAACAAGGAGTAATTTATGATCGAGCTAAGCGTATCTCTCGCATCCAATGGCGTCGTCAAAGTGCCGGGCTATGAGCAGCTGGTGCGCTTTGGCTACACCAAGAACCGGGGCGTGTACCGCCTTGCCGTCACCGCTTCCGGCGAGTGGGAAGGGCTGGCTATCCGCTGCTTCTGGCACGTCCCGGACGGCAAAGACCCGGTATCCTCGCTGGTGGTGGACGGCTATGTGGCCGTGCCTGCCAGCGTCACCGCACAGCCCGGGGGCGGGTGCGTCACCTTTGAGGGCTCAGATGGCACCCGCACCGTCACCAGTGAAGACATGCGGTATCGTGTCAGTGCCAACTCCGGCACGGAGGACGGCACAGAGCCGGAGCCTGGCACACCTGCCTGGCAGCAGCTAATGGATGCCGTGCACGCCGATGCCACCGCCGCAGAGCAGGCCAAAACCGATGCACAGACGGCAGCACAGCAGGCCGGGGCCGCCACCAAAGCCGCACAGACCGCCGCCAGTGAAGCAGCCACCAGCGCAGGCAGTGCCAACCAGAGCGCTCAGGAAGCCGCTGGCAGTCTGCAGGAGCTGAAGAAAGGCATCGCAAGCGGTGACTTCAAAGGTGAGAAAGGCGACAAGGGCGACACCGGCCCGCAAGGCCCTAAAGGAGAGACCGGCCCTGCCGTAGCACTGGACACCACCCTCACCCACGAGGGCGAAGCCGCTGACGCAAAAGCCACAGGTGACGCGATCAGCGCAGTAAAGGCCCGGCAGAACATCCTTGTGGGCACTGAGACAGGCAATCCGATCTCCGTTGACGATGCCTTTGCCGCGCCATTGTATGGGCTGAATGTGTACGGAAAGAGCACGCAGAATGGCACGCCGGCTCCGGATTCGCCTGTTCCGATTGTGAGTGCGGGAGAAGGTGGCAGTGTGGTTGTCAAGGTGAGCGATGGAAACGGCAAGGAGCAAACTCTCACCCTGCAAACGCCTACCGGTCTGCCCGGCATCCCTGTTACCTCTGGCGGCAACTACACTGACCCGCAGGGCCAGCAGTGGGTGTGCGACGAGGTGGACTTGGAGAGAGGGGTGAAGGTGCAGAGGGTAAAAGTTCTGAATTTGCTTGATTCTAGCGGGTTTGACAACAATGGAACGTGGCACATCACTACAAAGCAGCTTGGCGCTGGCACTTCGTACACTCCAATAGAATGGTTTGATAACATTACTAAATGCTTGTGCACCACATTTTCTGTGCAAATGTCTAAATATTTCACTGACGATTTCTCTTTGTATTATAGTAGAATTGGTGACGTGATTGCGTTGAAATCTGCTCTTTTTGAGCCTAAAGGGCAACGCGCTACACTTGATGAAGCTAAAGCTTGGCTTACAGCGCACCCGACTTATCTATACGTCCCAATTGAACCCATCGAAACTCCGCTCACCCCTGACGAAATCGCCGCCTACAAAGCCTTCGTCACTTACGGCCCTGACACGGTGGTGCAGGCGGGTGACGGTGCTGGGGTCAAGCTGGACTACCAGCGGGACGTAAACATCGCAATCAAAAAACTGGAGGACGCAGTAGCGTCCATGACAACGACCTAAAGGAGGACTGACTATGGCTATCAAAAGTAAAGCCCGGCATGACCTGACACTGCGCTCCATCAAGCGGGAAATTGCCGCATGGCGGGATGTAGCATACTGGCTGGACAAGGCGTACACCCATCTGGACAGTGGACTGCTGACGGAGGATGACATCGCAGAGGTGGAAACCCTTGCACAGGCGTACTACGATGCGCTGGACGCTGAGGACAAGGCGAACGCTGAGGAAATCACACTGTAAGGAGACAAAAAATGTTTCATTATCACTACATCAAAGTCATTGCTGATTCTGAAAACATGAGTTTGGAAGAAATCGTTTCTGTTCTGCAAAAATACTTTGCAAAACAGAACGATGGTTTTTACCTCGAAATCGACTTGGATAATCATGCCGCTGATTTCGATGGCAGCGGAAAATGGCTCATGCGGTTGGAAGGAAACATTTTGTGGCTAAATGGCGAATATGTTGCGCTCAGCGGTGTGCAACAAAACAACCCAGACGATGGCGTTATCGTCAAAATTTCCACAATTCGTTATATCATTGTTCACAATAAGGAGTGATATCATGGCAAGCACTACATACGAGCATTTTGTTGATACCAACAAAATGTACACCGCACAAGAGCAATTTCGGCACGTCACGAAACTGGTCTGCGCACGTTTTCGTGGCCTCACGAAAACATACCATCTCGGTAACGTCACCGTAATGGTGCGCAACGCCGGACAGCTGCCGCAGCCCTTCTGGCTCGGTGCTGCCTGTGGCGGCGGCTCGCATAGTCTTTCCGCCAGCGTTGCAAGGGCTTAATGCAGAGCAGATAAAAGCTGTGATAAAACGTGCGCCGCTTGGGAGGTATGACCGGAAAATCGCCCGGTTGCGGTACGTTGACCAGCTATGCCAAGTTGATATTGCAGCGCGTGTGCCGTATTGTCGGACATCAATCGGCAATAGGCTGAAAATTATTGACAAAATACTGAATGTGTGATACCATATTTCTAATTGGGCGCGTTTTCTTGTGAAGCGCGTTGAAGCGGCAGGCTTTCGGGTCTGCCGCTTTTCTTTTTTCACGATTTGTGGTATAATAACACCAACGAAATCCACCCGGCCTCTCAAAGAAGCGCATTAGGTTGGATATTTGATACAGTCTCCCGCCCGCCTACTTGCAGTACGTACCATGCGGGAAACGATTTTATATGAATTATGGCAAATAAAATATATCACTTTTTGTCCCGTGCTTTGTTTGCTCTGATTATTTTTGGAGCGACATCAAGCGTTCTAAAAGCCGTCCTTCCGTTTTGGCATAGTGCATTTATAGGCGTGGTTTTATCGGTATATGCGTCTTTGCATTATACGCCATACGATTTATGATTTGAAAGGCTGCGAGCCTTTGTAGAGAGCGGGCGGCCCTGTGGGGCTGCTCACTCTTGATTTTAGACTTTGCTGTTTTGGCAGCACAAACCCCCGGTGTTCCGTTTGGAGCATCGGGGGTTTCTTTATGCAAGCGCTTCCCTGACTGTCTTGCAGTGGAGAGAAGCGTGCTTGAAGAAGCTTCTGGCTTCTTCGTAGGTGGCAAATCTGGCAGTGGCTTCTGCACCAAGCTCGCCCTTTTCTTGCAGAGTCACAGAGTATACTCTGCCTTCGGGGAAGTCGCTGTTGACCATCGGCTTCCTGTTCGGCATAAACGGAGACGGGATGGAGGTGAGCTCTCCGCTCAAGACGGTGCAGAACTCGTCATAGTGGCTTACCCCATCTTCCGTGATGAGGTAGGGTTTTTTAATTTTATCCATAATGTAAGCCTTCCTTTCAGTTATATATAGCCCACGGATTTCATCCGGTTAAGGTTATAGCAGATTATAATGTTCCACCAATAGGAATCTGACGTATGTGGGGCACGCGCGCTTTTCACCGCACCAGTCCTGCACGGTCCGCAGCGGGACGCCCGCCTGCTTTGCAAAAGCGGTCTGCGACAAGCCGGAAGCGTCAACGATTTCTTTCATGGTCATGTGCGCAACATCCCAGATCTGGGCAAGGCGCCGTTTTTCAGCGTCCAGATCCACGCACCCGTCGGCATCATCCGGGATGCTGAGGGTGACGCTGTTGAGGAAAACCTCGCGGGAGGCTGCCGGGTCGGCGGCAGCATTAAAAAGTTCAGCAGTGGTATACATGGTTGACTTCCTTTCTTTTGTGTGGTAGCATAATAGTATACCTCCACGTGAGGTGTCTTTCACTAAAGTCCCCTAGTCGGTGTTCGCGCGCCGTCTGGGGGACTTTTTTTGTTTACTGAATGCTTTCCAAGAAAGCTTTGTATTGCGGATAAATCTCCTCCATGATGATCTGGCGCTCGATCTGCTCGATCTCCGGGTCGCCATTGTACAGGGCATTCGCCTGCTGCTGCGTCAGCTGCATTTCCGCGGTCAGCATGTAATCGGATGCGCTGAGATCTTCAGTCTTGACATCCCCATCGTGCACGTTGATGTGGGCGTAGATGTCAAGCACGACGGTTTGCTCATCGTCCGGGATCTCTTCTTCGGACCATTCTTGATCGTACTTCTGCAGGGACTGGGTGCGGAGTTCATCGACCTCAAGCTCGGTACCGGTGGCCATAACCTTGGTTGCGAACTCGTCAGCAGTGAGTTTTTTCATAATTGTTACCTCCATTGTGTGGTGTCTTTCATCGTCTTTATTATACACGCATTGCGTGTAATTGTCAAGGTTTTTTTGAAAATTTTATACACGTTGCGTGCAAATGCTTGAGCGCTTATACAGCCCTGTGCTGTGTGGGCGCTTTTCTTTTTTGTCCTTCGTTGTACCTTCGTTGTCTCTCCCGGCGGTTTAAAAAAGTACACTGGGCGCAAAGGGAGGGGACGCCATGTGGCACAGGTTTAACCCAAACCCGCACGGAAGCAGCGTCGGGGACTGCGTAGTGCGGGCGGTAGCTGCGGCCACCGGCCGGAGCTGGGAGCAGGCGTATATCAGCCTTGCACTCACTGGCTACGCCCTCGGCGATATGCCCAGCGCCAACCGCACATGGGGCGCATACCTCCAAAAGCAGGGTTACAAGCGCCGCATGGTGGAGGCGGACTGCACCACCTGTTACACCGTGGCAGATTTTGCCCGGGAGTACCCTCGCGGCGTGTATGTGCTGGGCTGCTCCGGACACGTTCTGACCGTGATCGACGGTGCGTGGTGGGACAGCTGGGACAGCGGCGCAGAATGCCCGATTTACTACTGGTATAAGGAGGAGTAAACGATGCCTTACAATCCGTATGCGTATCAGATGCCGACATACTACGGCCAGCCAATGCCGGACAACCTCGCTCAACTCAGGCAGGGAACAGGCTATCAGTCACCCATGATGCAGCAGCCGACAGCCCAGACAGCACAGGCTACGCCCTCCATCATCTGGGTGCAGGGAGAAGAGGGTGCAAAAGCCTATATGGTCGCCGCAGGCAACAGCGTGCTGCTGATGGACAGCGAAAACAGCGCTTTTTACATCAAGAGCACCGACGCCAGCGGGATGCCGCTGCCTCTCCGCGTCTTTGACTACAAGGAACGCACCACGGCGACAAAAATGCCCCCTCAGACGGCGCAGCAGCCCGGCGGGGAGTTTGTCACCCGAGCAGAGTTTGACGCTCTGGCAGCCCGCTGTGCGGCGCTCGAGAAGCAAGAGCCTGCAAAACCTGAAACGGAGGTCAAATAAGTATGGCAAACCCTCTTTTTAACGCACTGGGCGGCGGTATGCCCGCCATGCCAAACCCTATGAATCAGTTCGGACAGATGATGCAGCAGTTCCAGCAGTTCCGTGCAAACTTTCAAGGCGACCCGAAAGCAGAGGTGCAAAAGCTGCTGCAATCCGGCAAAATGTCACAAAACCAGCTGAACCAGCTGCAGGCGATGGCGCAGCAGTTTCAGCAGTTTCTCCATTAAGTCGTAACCGTGGCCACGGTTCAAGCATAAAAATCATTCAAAACACACGAAAGGAGTACAAAA